GACAATTATTTTTGGAAAACAGCGAAAGAAAAATCACAACCGAAAGAACTCCCGAATTTTTAGTATAAATAAGTTAGGTCAACTGCATCTAGATGCCGATAGAAAGGGTAAAACAAGAATTTAAAGACATAAGCATGTCATTTGGAGTGAATCCTTTGAATGATGATGTCGTTGCTTTGAAAAATTCGAGTGCAATTGCTCGATCTTTAAGAAATATTGTATTTACACAACCCGGAGAGAAGTTTTTTAGTCCAAATTTTGGATCAAGGATATCTGAATCATTATTTGAAAACGTTGATGATGCATCAGCTGCCGTTATTCGCGATGAAATTAAAAATTCAATAAAAAATTTTGAACCAAGAGTGAAATTGTTGGGTGTTTTTGTGCAACCTAACCCCACATTTAATGAAATGAATGTTGTATTAGAGTATGAAATCATTGGAATTGATATTCCACCACAAGAATTAAGTTTTGTGTTACTGCCAACTCGATAAATGTCACTTACAAACTTTACAAATCTGGATTTTGACCAGATAAAAACATCTTTGAAGGATTATTTACAAAATAATTCCGATTTTACTGACTATGATTTTGAAGGATCTAACTTATCAACAATTTTAGATGTATTAGCCTATAATACTTACATAACTTCATACAATGCAAACATGATATCGAATGAAGTTTTCATCGATTCAGCAACTTTGCGTGAAAATGTAGTTGCATTAGCAAGAAATATTGGATATGTTCCTCGTTCAAAGAAATCTTCAAGGACAAAAGTTAATTTTTCTGTAAATCTTAGTTCTGTTTCACCAACTCCACCAAATATAACCCTTAAAAAAGGCCCAGTTGCGAGTACTGGCAACCAATTCCGAAATCAATCCTTTGTATTTAACATACCAGAGGATAAAACCGTATCAATTTCAGATGGAATTGCTGTTTTTGATGATTTAGAAATATATGAAGGCACTTTAATTGACCAAACATTTACTTTTTCTGCAAGAAATCCCTTTCAAAAATTTATTTTACCTAATACTGGTGTTGATTTAGACACTTTAGTGGTCAAAATAAAACCATCTGCTCAATCATCTGTAGTAACAAAATATGAGAGACATGATAATTTGTTTGATAACGATACTGGAACAACTATTAATGGAAATTCAAACATTTTTTTCTTACAAGAGGTATCAAGCGAGCAATATGAATTAATATTTGGTGATGGTATATTTGGAAAGAAACTAGATGATGGAAATGTAATTGAAGTATCATATATTGTAACATCTGGGGATAGTGCAAACGGAGTAAATAACTTTACATACTCTGGTAAATTATCATATGTTAGAAATTCTGTTGAAATAGTTGTCACATCTGGTATATCATTCATTTCAAACCGTTTATCATCTAGTGGTGGAGAGAATATTGAGGCTGTAGACTCAATTCGTAAATACGCACCACAAATTTATGCAACTCAAAATAGAGCTTTAAGTGCTAATGATTATGAAATACTAATTCCAAACAAAATTTATCCCGAAACTGAGTCAATTTCTGTTTTTGGTGGTGAAGAACTTGTTCCACCACAATACGGAAAGGTTTTTATAACTATAAAACCGAGAAATGGTGATTTTGTTCCAAATTTAATCAAACAAAATATAAAAAGAGATCTAAAAAAATACTCTGTTGCTGGAATTGTTCCAGAAATACTCGATTTGAAATATTTGTTTATCGAAACGAATAGTAAAGTTTACTATAATACAAATTTAGCACCAAATGCATCATTTGTTTCAACAAAAGTTCAAAGAGATCTTACATCATACGCAGAATCATCTGAATTGAACAAATACGGAGCAAGATTTAAGTATAGTAAATTACTTAAGGTTATTGATCAGAGTCATGAATCAGTGACCTCAAATATAACAACCATAGAAATGAGAAGAGATCTTCGATTAGCAACATCAGAAACAGCCGAATATGCAATTGACTTTGGAAATGAGTTTCATATAAGATCTATGGGTGGTTTCAATATAAGGTCAAGTGCTTTTCGTGTTTTAAACATTAACACAGATGTATACTTGTATGACGTACCAGACGCAAGTGGTGAAAAGGGTCAAATATCATTGTTTTCTCTTAATGAGGGTTCATCATCACCACTCATACAAAGAAAAAATGTTGGAGTTATCAATTATAAGACAGGCCGCATCACTTTAGACCCGATAAATATATTGTCAGGTAAAATAAAAGATAGTGTTGACATTTTGGAAATATCAGCTGCCCCCGAATCAAATGACCTTATTGGGTTGCAAGATCTTTATTTACAATTAGACAATAGTGTTGTTGATATGGTCGTTGACCAAATTAGTTCTGGTATTGATCCATCAGGGTCTACATATACTGTAACAACAAGTTACAAAAATGGAAGCATCATACGATAAAAGATGTCCGAAAAAAGAGTTAAGTTAAATCAGATAGTAAAAAATCAATTGCCCTCTTATGTTCAAGAGGATTTTCCGGTTGTTGGTGAATTTTTGAGCCAGTATTACACTGGACAAGAATATCAAGGTGGGCCAATTGATTTAATAAACAATATTGATTCTTATATAAAATTAAGTGAATGTGGAAATGTAATAAAAAATACAAATACAACAAGATTTACTGGAATTTCGACATCAACCATTTTTGTATCAAATACAGAAGGATTTCCTGATACTTATGGACTAATAAAAATAAATGATGAAGTAATAACATATGAAAGTAAAACAGATACCACTTTCATAAATTGTATTAGAGGATTTAGTGGAATTACATCGTTTACAAGTCCCTCAGATCCTGAAAATTTAATTTTTTCAGAATCCACATCAGATGATCATGAAAATAATACAACAGTTGAAAATTTAAGTGTTTTATTTTTAGATCAATTTTTAAAAAAAGCAAAAAAACAGTTTTTATACGGTTTTCAAAAAGATTTAAATGAAAATTTAAATACTCCTCAGTTTATACGTCAATCAAAAGACTTTTACTCTACAAGAGGAACTGATGAGTCTTTTAAAATATTATTTGGAGCTCTATATGGTGAAAAAGTTGATATAATTCGCCCGATTGAAAATGTTATTTCAGCATCTAATGCATATTTTAAAAAAACGAGGGATTTAATTGTTGAACCCGTTTTAGGTGATCCTCAAGATATTGTTAGTAGAACTTTATTTCAAGATAATTTTGAAAATATATCAAAAGCGTATGCGCCAGTGGGTGCAGTTGAAAGAGCCTCTGTTGGGATTGTAACTAATAATTATTTTAAAATTAGTTTAGATGATTCTCAAGTTGTTCCAGATGGGTCAACGAGTTTAATTTATGGTGAATTTGCATCTCATGCAAAAACTAAAATTATTGGCGAAGTTGGCATCGCACAAACATATATTGACGTTGATTCTACTTTAGGATTTCCAAATTCAGGAACTTTAACATTTTTATATAAAAATGGAATTACTGGTATTTGCACTTATGCAGATAAGACAATAAATCAATTTTTAGGTATCACTACTACAGGTATTACAACAACAATAAGTGATAATACATCAATTGACCAAAATACCTTTGCGTATACTTTAGATAGAAATGGAAACATCGATGTTCAAGTAAAAATAAGAAATGTTCTAAAAGATTTTATTATTCCTCCAGAAGTAAATAATCAAAAGGCTGGTGGTAAAATAAAGATAACAAATTTAGGAAAAATTGGAAGTAATGTAAAAGAAAATAATTGGTTATTTAATACTGCACAAAGTTATGTTGTAAAATCTCTTGAAATAGTTGACTCAGTAAACAACACATACCAATTAACCACAAAAGACGATAATATTTTAAAAATAGGTGATCAATTAACTACACATGAAACACTTACATCTAGATCTCAATGGGGTGATAAAATAACTGAAACTTTTGATCCTGCATCAAATAAAATTTATGTTGTTGTAGATGTATTCAACAAAAATACTTGTTTAATCTCTGGAACTGGAATTAGTGATCCTAAAAAAGTCACAAAAGTATCAAGAAGAATATCAAAAGCAAATTCTGACATACATGAAAATTTAAACATTTTTTCTGCGAATGTTCAAAATGTTTATCTTAAACCTGATGGTGGATTGGTTAGAGGTGTACCATATTATGGGCCTCAACATGAACATCCTACAAAAGGGACTATCATGGTTGGTGAAAAACATGTTCCTTTCTATCATGAAACAGTAGTTCCAATAGAAGGTCAAAATAAAGTTTATGTTGCATCAGCATCAGTTCCTTTTTCAGGAGTAACAAAATTAAATCCAAAAACACAAAAATTTACTTTTGGTGGCACATATAATAAAGATGATGTAGATATAAAAATATCAGATCAAGTTGATCATAATTATTTCACTGGTGATGCTGTATATTATACTCCTCAAAAAGCAACTGTTACAAGGAGAGGTGCTGGAGGTCAATTCTTCACACAAACTTTTGTTAGAAATCAATTGTTTGCTGAAGGTGTATATTATGTAAAAAGAATTGATTCTAATACAGTAAAATTTGCAAAAAGTCAATCTGATATTTACAGCAATATATTTACAAAAGTAACACCTGAAGGTGGAGTTGATTCAATAAAAATTGAATCAAACACAATTGAAAAATTTTATTTTAAAAATAAAAGTATAAAATCACAAAAAATTATAAGAGAAATAGCTTTACCTCGAAGTGATAAAGAAAAATATGATACTACTCCCGGATATACTGGTATTTTAATTGACGGTGTTGAAGTATTCAATTACAAATCAAAAGATAAATGTTATTATGGAGAAATAGATTCTATTGATATACTAAACGGAGGTAAGAAATATGATGTAATTAATCCACCTTTGTTTTCTGTTGAAGACTCTGTTGGTAGTGGAGCCACAGGATCCGTTTCTGTTAGAGGTTCATTGCAAGACATACGTATTTTAGATTCTGGATTTGATTATGTTGATACACCAATAATAACAATAACTGGTGGAAATGGCCAGGGAGCTAGTGCAGTTGCTAAATTAAATTCAAAACCACATAGTGTTATATTTAATGGTGATGGTGTTGGTCTTGGAACTGTAAAAATAGATGCAGCAGGTATTAATACTTCTTCAATAGGATTTACTACCTTCCATAAGTTTAGAACCGGTGAGAGAGTCGTATACGACCCTCTGGGAGGCATTCCTGTTGTTGGATTAGCAACGGACTCTTTATATTATGTTTCTTCAGTATCAGAATATACCATACAATTGCATAAAAAGTATGACGATGCAACAACAGGTATTAACACAGTCTCATTCACGAATTTTGGATCTGGAGTACAGGCATTTAGATCTTTAAATGGTAAGGCTATCATAAGTTCGATTATAGTCTTAGATAGTGGATTTGGATATGAAAATAAAAAAAGAACATGTGAACCTACTGGTATTAATACATCTTTAAATACCATTGAAATTAAAAATCATGATTATCAATCTGGTGAAATACTTAACTATACACCTGATGGAACATCAGTAGATGGGTTATCCTCAGATAAAGATTATTATGTTACTACCATAAACAAAGATTCATTCAAATTGTCACCTGTTGGTGTTGGTACAACAAGTAAAGATTTTTACTATAAAACAAAACAATTCTCAGAATTAAGAAATATAGGAGTTGGAACTCACAGCTTTAATTATCAACCAATATCTGTGAAAGTCTTAGGAAAAGTTGGTATATCATCGATACAAGGTAAAACATTTGAGGCAATTGTTCAACCTATTTTTAGAGGTCAAATAACATCAGTTAATTTAAGTCAAACTGGAGTAAGTTATGGTTCTTCAGAAATATTAAATTTTAATAGAGAACCAAAAGTTAGTTTATATTCAGGAAAAAATGCTGTTATAACTCCTGTTGTTGCAAATGGAAGAATAGTCGATGTTAGCGTTAGTTATGGGGGAACAGATTATAACGCACCACCAGATTTAGTGGTTTTAGGAATTGGTTCCGATGCAAAATTAGTTCCAGAACTTAATTCTTCAGGCAATATCGTTTCGGTCAATATTCAAAGTAGTGGTATCGGATATGGAGTTACTTCTACCACAGTGAGAGTTGACGCAGCGGGACAATCAATTAAATTTAAACCAAATGTACAAACATGGAGAGTTAATGAATATAGTAAAAATTTACTTAATTTAAATGATGATGACGTTTTTATAACAACGCCTACAAATCGGTTGTTTGAACTTCAATGCTCTTATGTATATGCTCCAAGAAATTTAAGAAGAATACTATATGCTAATGATCCCGATGGAAATACATTATTTGGAAAAAAAGATTTAAACTTAGTAAACAATATTGAAAGTAATAATGATCAACATTCACCAATCATTGGTTGGGCTTATGATGGGAATCCAATTTACGGCCCTTATGGATATTCAACAAAAACAGGTGGATCAATTGTTCAATTAAAAAGTGGTTATGTTGATGAAACAATAAAAAAAAGTAATAGACCTCCAACAAGTGTTTTTCCACCAGAATTTTTTGTAGAAGACTTTTCATATAAAGAATCTACTGATGAAAGTGTTTTGGATGAAAACAACGGTAGATTCTGCATAACTCCAGAATATCCAAATGGAACATATGCTTATTTTGCAACTTTAGATTCGACTGCATCTTCTGATGGAATATTTAAAAACTTTAAAAAACCCAAATTTCCATATTTGATTGGAAATCAATATAATTCAAAACCAAATAGTTTTAATTTTAGTAGATTATCAAATCAAGAAAATTTTGATTTAAATCAGTCTAACGCAATAAGAAATACATACCCATACTCATTTAACAAAGATTTTAGTGGATATGATTATGTAATAGAACCCTATAAATTTACTAATCAAGATACAAATATAGATTTTGCTCAAAAAGGAAAAATTGATAGTGTTGGCATTACTTCTGGTGGATCTAACTATAAAATAAATGATAAGGTAGTATTTGATCCAAATGTTGATAGTTCTTTTAAAGCTTCAGGAAAGGTCTCTTTAATAAGTGGTGTGTCTCTATCAGAGGTAACTACAACAAATACAAAAATTTCAAATATAGAATTTTATCGAGAAACTGATAAATCATTTGTTGGCATAGCATCGACAGCAATTAATTTAAGAAATAACACTACAGTCAAAATAGCTGGATTTACGACAACAACATCACTTTTAGAGGGAACATATAATATTGGTGTAAGTTCATCAAAACTTATTTTAACACAGGGTATTGGAACTGATGGTGTCACTGGTATCATTACTTTTGTTAATGTAGCTGGTAATTTAAATAACATTCAATCTAATGACGTATTTAAAGTTGGCATAGGTGCATCTACAGAACAATTAAAAGTTCTTAATGTAGATAAAATATCGTCAAGATTAAGAATCTTGAGATTATTAAATGTAGGATCAAGTGCTCCAGTTGGTTATTCACATACAGCATCGGAAGTATTAACTGAACTACCAAGAAAATTTGTTATTAATACTGGTGTTACGACTACATTTACCTCAAGAAAAAATAGCGAAATATTTTTCAATCCACAAGAATCAATAGGATTAGATCCCAGAGCTGGTGTAGGTATTGGAACTACAATAGGAATATCAAATCCCGGAGCAGGATTGACTCAAGTTTTTGTTCCTCCAAATTCTATTTTCTTACCAAATCATAAATTACAAACTGGAGATGAGGTTTTATATGAATTAAATCCATTACATGGAGCAGAGAAAGCACCTTTAGTAAAATTTTTCCAAGCGACACCGACAGTTAATACATTCTTAGGGGTAGGTGTTACTTTATTTGTTGCAAGACAATCAGTTGACTTTGTAGGTTTAAGCACAGTAAAAGTTGGAGTGGGTTCAACAGGTCAATTTGTTGGTATTGGTGTTACGTTATTTGATTTAGTTCATTTTATAGATGCTGGAATCGGTACAAATCATAGTTTGAGAACAAAACTACCAAATATTATTAAAGGAGAACTTGAAAAAAATATAGTAAATGTAGTGGGATCTGGAACACATGGTTTGCAAACAAATGATACAATTACCATTAATGTAAAATCAGGAATTACAACAACTGTTATTGTAAAATACAATAAGGATAATAGAAAAGCAGTTTATAATCCTTTAGATTTTGTGGCAGCTGGAATAGTTACGGCAGGATTTACAACAACCACAACAGATCGTATACCTAGCACAATTGAAATAAAGGATCATAACTTAACTACTGGTCAAAAGGTAATACACACATCAGATGCTCCAGCTTTAGGGTTAGTTAACAACAAAGAATATTATGTTTACGTTGTTGATTCTGATAAAGTTAAATTGGTTAATAATCAGTATGAAGTAACTCAAACTTTACCAAACTTTGTTGGAATAACTTCAACTGGAGATGGAACACTTTCTCCAGTAAATCCACCTTTAAAATTTTATAAAAATTCAACAGTCGTTTTTGATTTATCAGATTCATCTTTATCTTATACTCAAAGCACAACACAATATCCTGCTTTTTATTTTGAACTTTATAAAGATGATAGGTATATTAATATATTTGAAACATCAGGTTCATCATCCACTTTTGAAGTATCAAGAACAGGTAAAGTTGGAGTTTCGGGTGCAAAATTAACATTTGCAATTAATGATAATACACCAACCAATCTTTATTACAAATTAAGTCCAGTAAACAGTTCTGATAATTTATCTCAAAATAAGGAAATTGTTAATGATACGACTGTCAATCTGAATAACCAAATAATTATTCAGCCAAGTCGATATAATGGATCATTCCAGATCGTATCAACTGGATCAACAACCTTTACTTATGATTTAGATAATTATCCAGAGTCGGGATCATATGATACATCAAATGCAAAACTTAAATTCTCAACCATATCAACATCAGCGTATGGAAGTGTTGAACAGATAAACATCACAGACGGAGGTGGTGGATATAACAATTTACCGGGAATCACCACAATTACATCAGATTTGGGAGTAGGTGCTGTATTAGAACCATTTTCAGTAACTGTAGGAAAACCTACAAAAGTAACTTTAGAAAATATTGGTTTTGATTATCCTAACGATATCACTCTTAAACCAGAGGCTTTATTTCCACAAGTTTTAAGAATAACACCTTTAACCGGATTTAAATCAATAGGTATAACTTCATTTGGTAAAGGATATATTACAAATCCAAGCCTTATAGTTTTAGATGGTGTTACCAAAAAACCTATAGGAGATGTGGATTTAAGATACAATCCCATTGAAGAGATTGTTGAAGTTCTTGAAAATTCCGAATCTTTAAACAATTCTCCACCTACTATCATTCCTGTAGGAAATCCAAACGGTATTAGAATTGAAAACTTATCATATAATAATACCACACAATTAGTAACTGCAACTGTAGAAAAAGCTTTCAGCGGTACTTTAGATGCAATTGGAAATTATATTGATCCATTCCCATTTAGTGTTGGTGATAAAGTATTAGTTGAAAATTCAAGTGTTGGATTTGGATCTACAGCTTCTGGATACAATTCATCTGCTTATGACTATACTTTATTTCCAGTAACTGCTGTAACCCCAAATTATGGAGGAAAGGGAACTGTCACTTATAGCATGGCTACTGCTTTGGAACAAAATATAGAATATCCCGGAATTTTTAAATCTACTGAATCAGCAACAATGTTGATACCTAGTAAATGGTTTCCACAATTTGATGTTGTTTTACAACCTAATGATTTTAGAATTGGTGATGAGGTTGAGAGTTTTACATCAGAGGGTGTAAGAATTATTGGTAATGTTTCTGATTGGAATAACTCAAGTAAATATCTAACTGTCGAGTCTTCAAGAAAATTTGAAGTAGGTAATATAGTAGAACAAATAAAATTTAGAGGTGAAAGAGTTAGTGGTAATGAGTACTCATCACCAACTGGAGCTAAAGGATTAATTAAAGAAATTATATCATTTAACTCAAAATATAATTTAAATTATTATTCTGTAAGAGAAAATGGGTGGGAATTTAATACTGGATTTTTAAATGACGAATCACAAAGAGTTCATGATAATAATTATTATCATGCATTTTCTTATTCAATTAAATCTAAAGTACAATTTGATGAATGGAAGGATATTGTAGGGACTTTAAATCACACTACAGGATTTAAAAAATTTAGTGATCTTCAAGTTGAATCTCAACTCCCTGAAGAAAGATCTGATGATTTATCTGTAAGACCTGTAGACGGAACAACGTTATTAGTTGAAATTGTAGGAAAAGAAAGTTTACAATCATTTAATGATTTTGATTTAGCATCTGAAAATTATTTTGCTGCAGAAAAACCTTATTCAGATGAGATTACCTTTAAATCAAGAATATTAACAGACTACTCAGAGTCAGTATCAAATAGAGTTCTTATAATTGATGATTTTAGCAATTTATTTAATAACAATGCAAGATCAACTCCTTATGCTGATGTTTATAGAAATAGATTATCAGATGGAAGAACACAGTTCTTTGTGGCTTATATTCAAGACAGATTATTTACAGGTGAAAGACAAGTAATGATCATAAACACATTGCATGATACAGGTCGTGGTTTAACCATGATGAACCAATATGGTGCAGTTGAGACTACTTTAGATTTAGGATCATTTGATTATGTTATTGATGGTGTTGAATCAGTGCTTAGATTTTTCCCGCATAAATTTACAATTAATGATTATAATGTAATATTATGGTCATATCAAATAGATACAAATCAACTTGGTCTGACAACTTCAAATGTTGCAACTGCAACCACATCCATACCCGCAGAACCTTTTAATCCAGCAACGTCTGAGGGTTTGAATGGATCGTTAGTAAGTATTCAGTCTACATGTGTTTCAGTGGCAGGTGGAGTAGCAGGAACTGTATTTACATTAGCTGGTATTGGAACAACAGTTTCTGGACATAGATCTGCAAAACTATTTGTAAGTGTTGAGGGAAGTGATGGGAGTGTAGAATATGATCAAGTAAGTATTATACATGATGGTACAAACGTTGGATTCCAAGAATATGGACAACTGACAATTCACTCGACTGATTCCTATTCATCAACGGGTAATATTGGTACTTTCTTCCCATTAATTGTTGGTAATGATCTAGTGGTTAGATATACGCCTGAAGCAGGATTAACAACTGCTTTTGTTAACGCAACAGCAATAGGTATTGCTACAGAAGGATATATTGGTATTGGTTCATATGATATGGCTTATGCAGAAATGTCTGCACAAAGCACAGGTATATCTTCGTCATCATCACCAGTTGCAGTGGGTATCGCAAGTTACTCTGATCAATATGATGCTGCATATTGTATAGTTCAAATCGCTGACAAACTGAATGGTAGTTATCAAACATCTGAGGTAATGGTAATCGATGACTATTCAGATGATGATAACATTTATTTAACAGAATTTGGTAATGTCAGAGTTGGAACAGCATATACTGAGCTTGGAGTAATCAGTGGTCGAAGAACAACGGAAAATGTTACTGAACTTACATTTTTACCAAACGTAGGTATTGGTGTATCAATTACAACTTTTTTAAATTCATTAAGAGTCTTAGAAAATACAGATTTACAACCATCTGATGCTACAAGAGATGTTGGTGGTGAATCAGTAAAAGATTTAAGTAATGCTTCTATTGAGAGTGGCTTTGCGATCTATGAAGGAACATTATCATCTATTAAAACTAACTTTGCATTAGAGCATAAAGGTGATCCAATATTTAAAAAACCATATGATGGTTCATCATCTTCTATTATTGACACTTCAACAAATATAATAACACTTCCTAATCATTTCTTTGTAACTGGTCAAGAGGTTTCTTATGGACACACTGATTTTAGAACTGGTTTATCATCTGCCATAGGTATCGCTGCGACTAATTTTCCAACAGTTGGTGTAGGAACCACTACCTTATTACCATCCTCGTTATTTGTAATCAAAAAAGGTGATAATAAAATTCAATTAGCAAGAACCGCTGAAGATGCGTTAAAACAAATTGCAGTTCCTTTAGATTTGACTCATGTTGGTATTGGTACATCTCATTCATTTACAATGAAAGATTCTAATACAAAAGTATTGATAGCAGTTGATAATTATCTTCAGTCACCAATAGCTGGCACATCGTTAACCACAACTCTTGATAGGTCAATAGATAAGGCTCAAGATGTAATTTTCTTCACTGGAATCACATCATTCTTTGGTGCTGATCATGTTCGAGTAAGTAGTGGTAACACAAGTGAAGTAATGAAAATACTTTCTGTTGGAATTGGAACCACCAATGGCATTAAAGTAAGAAGAAACAGATTAGGCACAACCATTGCAGGATTCCCAACAGGATCTTTAGTTGAAAAAATACGTGGTAATTACAATATTGTTGAGAATGAAATAAGTTTCATAGAAGCACCTCCGGGTAAAAATCCCATCGGATCTATTACCAATCCACCTGATTCAAGAGACTTTGTAGGTATTACAACCTCATCAAGTTTCCAAGGAAGAGTATTTACTCGATCTGGTGTTACTGGAGGTGAAAATGAAACCTACAGCACTAATCATCTTTATGATGATCTGACATCTGATTTTAATGGAAGAACAAAAGAGTACGCACTCACTGTTGATAAAGCACAAAAAACAGGAATCGCAACACAACAAGCATTAGTCCTGATTAATGGTATATTACAGGCACCGGGATCAAACGGTGATTTTGAATTAACAACTGTCGGATCTGGAACTACTCTCACATGGACTGGTGCTGCAAGTTCTGTATCGAGAGATGTAAACACTGCAGGAATACCTGTTGGTGGAGTAATTGTTTCTGTATCATCGACTGATGGTTTTGGATACCAACCATTAGTATCTGCCGGTGGAACTGCGGTTGTATCACTAGCAGGAACTATCAATAGTGTAAGCATCGGTAATACAGGATCTGGTTATAGAGCAGACTTACAAACTGTTTCTGTAGGTTTACAAACTGAAGGATTTGATCAATCTGGTATAACAACCATTGGTCTTGCTAATGTTAGTGATGGTCATGTAACTAGCGTAAGTATTACTAATCCACAATTCTTCTACAAACCAAGAGATATCTACAATGTTGGATATTCTTCAATCACAGGTATAACAACTGTAACTACTGCATTTGCACATAACCTATCTGTTGGTAATGAAGTAGTCGTATCTGGTATTGCATTTACTTGTGACTATGCTCCAGCTGTTGGAGTTCAAAGTGCAAATTATGATAATACAACTGGTATTATGACAGTTACTACATTAGCTGCTCACGGTTTATCTGTAACTGGTAAGAGTAGTGATGTAATATTAACTGGTTTAGCATTTACTTGCGGACTTGGTGCTACAGTCAATCACATATATCCAAGAAATAGAGATCGTTTCTTCGATACTGCAATATCAATTGCATCAACAACAGCGACTTCAATTACTTTAGATGTTTCTAAGTCTCCGATTGGTCAACAATATACTCATAGATTTATAGGTGCTGCAAGTAGTGCTGTAATACAAGGCGGTGATTACTCTCACACATTCCGATATGCTCTTGAAAATGCGGTGACTACTGGTGTTGGAACTCAATTTACACCAACAA